AGAAACGAAAAAGAGGGGACGCCCGGAAGCATCCCCTCGGTTGCAGGGGCACGCCCCGGTTAGCCGGCCACGAAGTCCACTTCGACGCGGATTGCCTGGTTCGCGGTGCCGACAGCGCCCGAGAAGGTCAGGTAGATCTCCACGTCCTGCGGCATCAGGTAGGTTTGACCCGTGATGAGCTTGGTGCCGGTGTTGAACTGCGCGGTGGCAGCGGCATTGATCGCGGCGGCATTCACGATGGCGGTCGCATCGACGGCCACCTTCGTGACCGCATCGCGGATGCCCACCGACAGCGTGCTCGACGCAGTACCAGCGGCGCACGAAACCGTGACCGGCAGGACCACGCGGGCGCCCTTGGGCAGGTAGATTTCCGTGCCGGCGATGTCGTTCTGAGCCGGGGCCGCATAGACAGCAGCGGTTTCGATGACCGCGCAGCGGCGGCCATTGAGCGATGCAGCGGGCGACTTGGTGCCGGCGACTTGCGCCAGCTTGGTACGGGTGACGTTGACTTCAGCCATGATGTTTCTCCGGTGCTGTGATTACTGGAAGGAGATCTGAACGACCTTCTTCTCGTCCTGGCGGCCCGCGGCGTAGCTGCCGGCCATGGAGACTTGCAGGCTGTTCTTCTTGTCGGCGCGCTTTGCAACGTCGCCTTCTTCGAAGCCGAGGCCGAAGTGGATGGCATCGCGGCTGTACGCAGCGGTGGTGTGAACACCAGCAGCCACGGTGGTCCGCTCGTACGGAATCCACGTGAAGCCGAGCCACTTGCCCGCGACGTTGCCGTCCTGGATCATCTTGCCGGCCATGTAGTCGGCGCTCGTGAGCGTGGTGTCGCTCAGGATCTGGGTCATCGCCAGCGAGTCCCACAGGAAGAACAGTTCTTCCTCGTCGGCTTCGTTGGCGCGGAAGATCGAGCGCGCCTGGATGATCTTGGCCTTGGTGAGGCCCGTACCACCGGCAGCGATGATCTGGCCGGCCGGCAGCGTGTATGGGCCGGTCGAGCCGTCCACCGAGCTGATCGAGCCTAGCGCGGCGGCGAAGATGATGTCGTCGATCTTGCGGTTGCGCGCAGCGACAAGCTGCTGCATGTACTGGCCGCCTGTGACGGGGTTCACCTTCATCTTCGGGATGTCCGCGCGGTCGAGCGGCAGAGCCTTGAAGAAGTCGCGCATCGGCACGGTGCGGGCCGTGTGGTCGATGTCGGACCAGATGGTGTCGCCGTGGCGCACGGTGTTTTCATCCATCTCGACCTTGTCCAGGTTGTTGATGGTGAAGCTGGAGCCCTCGATGGTGCCGCGGTTGAACACGGTGCTACGGAGGCGGGAATCTTTTTGCTGGGCCAGCAGGCGCAGGTCGCTGTCGAACTGCGTGACGAACTGACGGGTTACGGTATCGCTCATGGGTCACTCCTGAAGTTATGAACTGGTGTTCGCCTTCAGGTGATCCCGTTACCGGGGCCTGCATCGCTGGCTGCTGCGGGCTTGGCGGTGATCTCGCATGCCAGGCGAGGCCGTGGCATGCAATGTCCGTTTTAGGGGTGCCGGAATCCCGGCAGGATGAGAGTCAAAAAAGCCCGGCGATCTTTCGAAGGCCGGGCGAAGGTCGATCGCTCAACCAAGGAGACTCGCACTCAAATGAAAACGTCCTTGCCCTTCTCGCGCGCGGCCAGTGCGGCGGCGCGGTCGGTGACCATCTTGTGTTTCGGGTCTTGGGGGTTGCTGTACGCGGGCCAGTTCTCGGCCACGTACTCGGAGCGGGTCTGTGCGCCGCCACCGGTGCCGCCATTGGCCGCGGCCGGAGTGGCATCCTCGCGCATCTCGGCGCCCAGCGCTGCGAACAGGCGGATGGCTACGGGGTTGTTGCCGATGGCCTTCTCCACCTCGTCGTAGGAGATGCCGGCCTTCTCGGCCACCTGGTTGACCACGCGGAACGATTCCTTGATGTTCGCGCTGTAGTCGTCCTTCCAGACTTCCTTCAGCGATGACACCGCGCTTTCGACTGTCTCGGCCTGGCCGGCGTTCACCAGCTCGGGCGCGAGCGAGGCCCACTTGCCCATGACGGCCTCGTACTGCTTGGGCGTGAGGCCCATGTCGAAGGCTTCCTGGCGGAATGCCTTGGCGCCAGCCTCGTCCAGTTGCAGGCCCTTGAACACATCGGTGTCCGGCAGCTTGTAGTCGTCGGCCGACTTTGGGCGAATGTCGCCCGTGCCCATGCGCTTCTCGAGCGCGCTGCGGTGCTCGTCCACCTTGCGCAGGCTGGCGGCAAGGTCGAGCTCGCCGTCATCGCCGGCAACGCGGAATTTCTCGGGGATGGATTGGGGCGTCCACTCGCTGCCGGCACTCAGCGCCGAGCCCGCTGCATCGCCTCCTGCGCCTGCTGCCGTGCCAGCGCCCGCCGTGCCGCCCGGTTGAGTGGTGGCTGCACCGGCTGCGCCTGGATCGGCACCTGCGCCAGCACCGCCGCCAGCCGCTCCCGCAAGATCGTCCATGTAGACATGTCGTGCTCCAAAGTTCATCCGTCGTTCTCCTGGGTGTCGGGCACTGAATTGGCCCTGTTGATCATCTGAATGCAGTGCTGCACCACGCTGTGCTGGCCCATGCGGTGGTAGGTCTTCAGCACCGCGTCGATTCCACCCTCGACCGATGCGGGCTGGCTGAAGCGCTGCACCATGTGCTCGAGGATCATTGCGCCGCGCTTGTCCACCTCGAAGATCTGGCGGTACATCTCGGCCCACTGTTCGGGCGTGGTTTCACGTTGCGTCATTGGTTACCCGCCGTAGCGGGTTGGGTGGGGAGGGTGGTCATGGTCACAGCGGCAACGACGCGGAAAACTGCTGCTGATTCACCCAAGTGCCGTCCTGCACCTGAAGACTGATTTGTCCGCTCGATGAAATAGTCATCGTGCTAACGACTGCCCCAGTGTCTTGCCGGATCACGGCGACGCCTGAAAGTCCCTGCAACGCCGTCAATTCAGAATTGGTGCGGAAACTAGTCGCCAGAGCAACGGTGCCGGCAGGAAAGGAGGAACTGGCAGACTTATGCACATACGCCTTCACAGTGATGGCGCTGCCATTCCTTCGGTAGCCAGAGAGCAGGCCGGAAGACGTTGGAAAGTAGTTGTACGCAGCGGAGGCAAGCGTCAACGCAAAGGGCATCCACCAATCGTGATAAGCGATCGCGCGCGCCTTTGAGGAAACCGTGAAGCCCATGCGCTTGGCGATGGTCTCTGCAATCCACTGGTGCCCATACTTGTTAGGATGGCTTTGGTCCTGCCACATCTGCAACGTGCTGACGAGGTAGGTGTTGCGCTCCGCAACCGTCAGTGACTCACGACCCTTGAAGATCTCGCTAGGGAGGTCAACGTACAAGCCGCCCGTGTCAGCAGCGAGCTTGCGCAACGCCTTGCGAGTTCGACTCGAAGGAGGCGCCGCCCAGCAGAAATCCGGCACAACCATGCGAACCCCGTACAGCGTGGCGTAGGTGGTGAGCCAGGTGATCCGCTGCATGAACGCGGTGTAATAGGTGTCATCCGTGTCCGCGTCTACTTGGTCGTTGATACCAAGCGCCACGATGCAAGTAGCCGATTCCTGCATCAACTTGCTGATGACGCCCTCGCCGACATACCGAAGACGCTGGCCGGATCGACCGAAATTGTTGAACACCGGTTCTTCGGTCGCGGCAATGTAGCTGATGCCAATGATGCGGATCGTGACCGCCCCGGCCTGAGAATTGATGTTGATCGCGTTGTCGCCGTAGCCGTTATCAACCATCGCAATATCAACCGTGTCGTAGCCGGCAGGGCCGTCTGTCACTACCGTGGCAACCTCCACGAGGTTCACATAGACCTTGAAGGAAGCTCCGCCCGGGCGTTTGGCGTAGTAAATCCGAGCCCGGTTCTGGAACGACGGTACGGTGATCGTGATGTTGCTGGTCGAGCTTCCAGCCTGCATTGCCTGCCCGGTGGGGTAGAGTCCGACCTCCGGGTCCGATGCGTTGTCAACACCAGTCCATGCGGTTCCGGTGAACTGCACAGTGTGGATTTTGGTTGTGAGCGTAGGGCCGGCCCCCAAGTTGAGCAGGCTTTCAAAGCCATAGCTGGAAGAGCCAGTTTCCGCATTGAAGCACCGCCCAAACACGCGGGTCCAGGCGTGCATGAATGTGTTGAGTGCATACGCGCCTTCAGAGATTGAGTCTCCAAGCACTGTGCAGTTTCTCTGCGCAACAATTCCCATGTTCGGGAGCGCTGCGGTTGGGGCGCTGTTCAACTGCACTTCTCTCATCGTGGCGAGAGAAGTCATTGGCGCCGCGTCAGGCTGAAGTGGCGAATACCCAGCCATTGCCAGCCCACCCGCCGCAGCAAGGTCTACGGTCTTGACCTTTGCATCGAGGGCGGCTTGTACGGTGCCGTCGGCGAGCGTGCCGACGAGTGCGGCTCCGCCAGCGGCAGCCAGCAATGCCGGCGCCAGGCCGATCACAGCGAACACGGCGGACGTGCCAACGCCCTGCACCATCAGTTGCATCCCGTCATCGGTTCGGATGACGCTCGTGCCCACCGGGAAATCCTTGGAGCCTGCGGCAATGCGGGCATTCAGTGCCGTGATCTGTGCGCCGGTCAGGCGCGGGAGATCATCGCGCTCATCGACCACATCGGGCTCGACGACCCAGCCAGAAGGAGTGAGTCCAGACGCCATGATTGTTCCCTATGCCACAGAGGCGTCGATGGCGGTTGTGGCCGCGTGCTGTTGGATCTGTTCTTGCTGCACTTGCTTCTGTGCGGCCTGCTTGTTCTTGGCGTCCATGTCGCGCTTCTCGGCGAGCTCGTCGGGGCCACGCAGGAGGTTGCCGGGTACGCCCAGGGCCTTGCCCTTCTCGTAGGCGGCCGGGTCGATCTTGATGTTGTCGAGAACGGTCATGTCGCCGGTTGCGCCAGCCATGGCGAGCAGGCCGGCAATGAAGGAATCGATGGCCGTGACCTCTTCCATCTTCTGGCTGCGGGCGAGCGGGCTGATGTAGCGCACCACGTAATCGCCCTCCAGTAAGCCTTCGGGCACGGGGCCGAGCGCTTCGGTGAGCGCACCGGCGCGGAAGGCGATGTTGAAGCAGCGCTCGATCAGCACCTGAAGGAATTCGGATTGGAAGCGCCCCACCAGCGGCGCCATCAACTGGCGGATCTGGTTCATGTCGCGCGCAATCTCGGTGGCACTGCGCACCGGCCCGCCCTGTGGGGTGAGCATGTCGGCCAGCAGCGTGCGGCGGATGGATTGGCGCAACTGGTCGGCCTTGGAGAACGACACGTTGAAGTTCGCCCCCGTCTCGAGCGGCGCCATGCTCTCCAGGCTCGCCATGGCAATGACCTTGCGCGGGCCAATGCGGATGGTCTTGGGATTCAGAACGCCGTCATCGACCGCCTTCCACATGCCGCTGATGGCCAGGTCGAGGCTCATCAGTTCCATGCGGATGATGTCGTTCAGGGTCTTCACGTCCGGCAGCACGTTGGAGCCCAGGCCCGTGGCATAGGGCGTGCCAGGGATCAGGCGCCAGCGCGGCACAGCGCACGGGAACTCGTGGTAGCCCGACTCACGCACGATGTGCTTCTTGGCGCGCTCCATGTGGCAGGAGCGGAAGGGCATGTTCTTCGCCAGCTTGGCGCCATAGGCACCCTTGCGGCGCGGCTCGATGGCCCACAGCATCTCCACCTTCTCGGTGAGCTTGCCATCGGTGAACTTCTTCGCCGTCTCGTCGCTCACCTTGTCGATGCCGTACTCGGCCACGACCTGCTCGACGGTGGGCGAAAACACGCGGTAGATCGTGTCCACGCGGCCGGCGGGCTTGCTGCTCGCCACGTAGCACTGGAACAGCGGCCACTGCTCGAAGTTGAAGCCACCCACTGGGCGGCCCTGCTCGTCGCGGCCCTCGTCGATGTACAGCACGAACCAGCCCGCGGGCACGATGTCGCTGTAGCACTCACCGGCCACGGCGGTGAAGCCTGCGGAGTGGATATGTTCGAAGAGGAAACGTGCGGCGCCATCCATCCAAGCGGTCGCCTGCTCGTCCTCCTGGCCGGCATCGAGGCCGAACCAGAGGGAATTGTCCGGGGTCATCCAACTGGCGATGTTCGACTTCAGCACCTCGGCGCTGTCGATGGCCGTCGAGTCGTAGATGCGGGCGCGCTGGGCTTGGGCCTGCGTGCCGGCCGAGTCTTGAATGCCGCTCTGGAACCAGCCAAGCGCACGCTCGGGCGCGAGGTAGCTGAACACCTCCTGCCACAGCGTCTCGTTCGGCAGCCGTTGAGTCTGCAACTGCGTGAACCGGCGTTCCAGTTGTTGGGCGGCTTCGGTCATCAATCGGCCTTTTGCTGCACGGCAACCCAGCCACTGAACGCAGCCACGGGCGTGCGCGTGTCGTTCAGGAATGTGACGATGCCCGGCTGTGGGTCGAAGGTGTGCGCCTCGACCTCGTGCGTGGTGGCGTCCGCGAGAGTGACGGTGAACTTCATCTACGCCCCGAGGGTTGTCTTGCCGTACGACAGCGCAGACGATGTGCCCGCGCCGGTTGCGAGTGCGCTCTTGCGCTGCGATTCACGGCGCACGGCCGAGTCGGCATTCGCCTTGCTGGCAGCCTCTGCCGCTGCGTCTGCCGCTGCTTTCTGCGGATCGACGCGGGGAGGCGCAGGAGGTGGGGCACTGCCCCCGCCGCCGCACATGTCAGACCTTCGCGATGCGGTCGGTCGGGTGGACCAACGGCACGAACCAACCCTCTTTCGAGAGCACGGGGACCTTGGGATTGGTCTTGACCACATCGGCCATGTCGGGCAACTCGACCTTCTCGGCCGGCGCTGTGGCGATCTGGTTGCGCGCGAGCGCCTTGATGGTGGCGCGCATGTCGGCCATGTCTGCGGCCTGCTTGCGCACGATCTCGCGGAGGTCGGCGTCTGCGAAGTCCACAGGGGCCGCGCCGACTTCGGGCTCATCGCCCTCCGGCGTGCCAGGTTGGGGATCGGTTCCGGGGGTGACTGCTGCGCGACGGCCCATGGTGCGGCTCCTGAAGGATTGATTGGGGGACGCCGCACTGTCCCCCGCCTTCATGCCGGAATCCCGGCAGCCTACTTAAAGCACGCCGCGCTTAAGATCTGGCTCATCTTCAGCGGCAAGTCATCCCGCGGCTTGCCCGTCACCACGCGCCACAGCGCAATCAGCCGCTCGCCGTCCACGTGCCCAGGCTCGGCGTTGCGGTTCTTCCACCCCTCCACGGTAGTGCGCGGCACGCCAATCGCCGCACCAATGGCCGAGTGCGTGTAGCCGCTGCGCTCCATCACAACGACCACATGCCACCACGAAACACCGGGTGTATCGTCGATCTTCATAGGCTTCCTTTTTTACCCGGGTGAAATAGAATGGGCCAAAACGCGCGCGCGGGCGGGATAGCAGAGCGAGGGCGGCTCATCCCCGAGCCCTCTTCATCTCCTTCAGCTTCGCGACGTACTCCGCCCGAATCGCGATCAACTCGTCCCGCTGCCACTTGTGCACACGGTTGTCAGCCTCTACAGCAGCGACAGCATCCACACCAATTCGGCGGATGAGGCCGATTCGATAGTCCACAGCTCTTCCGGCTCCCCATCGATTGCAGCGCTTCGTTTGTCCATGAGCGTTGCGTTCATCGAATCGAAGGTGTGGCGCGCTTCCGGTGCTTCGGTAATGGCCGCAGTCAAAGCGACCGCCAATGTCGCCATCTCCGAGAGGCTTGCCGCAGCAAATGCATGGTTGGTCACGATCTCGCTCCCTGATGAATGCGTTGAAAGCCGTCTGGGCTTCTTTGATGAGGTCAGGAATGCGCTTGAGCTTTGCTTTGCGCTCCTTGAACTGGGCGCGCTCCTGGCTGTTCTTGGCTTTCACGCTGCGAGCGGCGCAGATGGGAGAGCACACAGCTTGCATGGGGCGCGCAGGGGTGAAGATCGAGCCACAATGGCCGCAGGGCTTGGATTTGAGCGAGACAGATAGCATCAGAACGCCCGCTTGATGCGCTGCCAGAACGTTGGATCCCGCGGGTACGTACACTGCTCGACAACTTGGTCTGGCAGCCGCACATTCATTGCTTGGTATCGGCCTCGTATCCATGTGTCATATGCAGCACGAGGCGTGTCACCCCATCCACACTCCCCGCCTCCGAAGCACTCATAGCCCCTCCAAAAATAGATCATCCCCATGAAGATGGCTTTATGCGCCACCCTTATGCGCGGCTTCATACGGCCTCCGGGTAGGTCGCGCGCTCACCGAGCCAGTAGGCCCGCACCTGCGCATGGAACACCGCCGACTTGCGGTTCTTCTCGGCCGTGGCTCCGCGCGCATTGGATCGCGCCCGCTCCGTCGCCTTTACGCCCTTGCGCTTCTGGTGTTTGCGGCCGGGGGTCTGCATGGCGGCCTTGCGAAGGAGCATCTCTGAATGCGGCATGCTGTTTGGGAAGTCCTGCTTCATTGCTTCCACCCTTTCACAAAGAAGAACCGCCATCCTTTGATGACGACGAATGGCTTGCGGGCGCCGGTCCTCTCGCTGAACAGAGGGCGCTCTTTCGTCCATGTGATGCCAGGGCCGAGGGGCCAGAGGCGGAACCATCCGGCGCGGTAGACCTGATCGGGAAAATTCCAGTTCATGCAACCTCCAATTCATAGAACGTCACACCCAACTCCGAGCACGCATAAGCCTCGACCTGCGTGCAGAACTCCGAAAACTCGACCGTCGAAAGCGCCGTGCTGCTCTTGCCGATCACGTCGCCGTTGGGCAACTGCTCCACGCCGATGAACATGCGCTTGAACTGCTCGTGCCATGTCTCGGTGCTGTACAAGCGGCCGTTGATGGCGGCTTGTGCAGCGACCTGCGCGAGAACACCGTTTCCCCAATACCTTCTGTTCTGGGCCTTGGTGCGCTTGCGGGGGGCGATGGTCAGCACCCAGCGGTGGCCTCCTTGAAGCACTTGGGCGAGGAACGGATACAGCTGGTCCTTGATGACCGCCCACGCCTGCGAGCGGTTGTGCAGTTCGATGGTCAGGGATTCGGTCATGCCACCTCTCCCATTCGGTTCACGATCACGAGGTCCGACGGGACTCCGCGGATGCGGAACACGCTTCCGGCGCGCCAATCAAGTTGTCCCACCACTTGAAGCATCAGGAACCACTCGTCGAGAGCCTTCTTGTGCGGAAAGCCTCGATTGAATTTCGTCGTTGCGCCGCTTTTAACGAAGTAGCGCCCGCCCTTTTTGAGTTCCGGCACCAGTCGGTAATCAAACGTCATGACTTCCCCCAAGCACGATGCCAAGCCCACCATCCAGCCGTCCAGCTCGGATGCGGGCACGATTCCTTGTCCTGGCCTGCCGCTTTCGCAGCCTTCACTTGCTCGCCGACGATGTGATCGATGTCAGGACGCCATTCGTTGACGCTGGAGGTTCGGTACATGGCGGCTCCGGGGTAGATTTCTCCGAGCGGGCGCGCATCGCCGCATCCAGCATCGACGGCAGTTCGGCCAGATCCGGGCGCTTCGCCAGTTCCTTGGCTCGGTGCCAGCAGTGCGCCTTCCATCCGTCCGGGAATTCCTCCATCAGCGATAGGGGGTGCGTCAGGTGTTGCTCGAGCGTCATGCATGCATCGCTCCCCATGCAGCCTGAAGCGCTGGCTGACGCTGAGCAATGCCCAAGATCATTGGATCGGATTCGAGCGGCGCGGCGACGATCTTCTGCACCAGCTGCAGATCAGCGTCTTCCACCTCCTGCCGGCCCGATGCGGTGAGGCGATCAAGTTGACGCCTCTCACGGCGACGGTCGAGCCGGGCGACGCGGACGGCCTCTCGCTCTGCATCGGTCATCGGGCGCACGCCGGGGATGCCGCGGCCGGCCTGCTCGAGCGCGGCCTTTCTGGCGGCGACCGCGGCCTTGGCTGCGGCGGCTTCCACCCGTTGCCTCTCCAGCCGGACGAGGCGGGCCGTGTGCGAACTCAGCCACTCGGCGCCCTCCTTGGTCATCTGGTAGGGCGTGTCCATGGCGCTGACGGCCTGGCGCTTGCGCAGCGATTGCAGGGCGTCATGGGTCTGGGCTACGGTGTAGCCGGAACGCTGCGCCATCTGGTTGACGGTCAGGGGCGCGCCTTCGGCGAGCATGTTCAGGAGAACGAGGGCTTGGCTCATTGGTACGCTCCATAGACCCCGTGCGGACGCGTGCCGAGGTAGTAGATATGGCCCGTCTCAAGCAGGCGGGAAATGGTCTGGCGGGCGGTCTTGTAGGGCCAGCCGGTGATGGTCACGAACTCACCCAGGGTCAGCGGCCCGAGGCGAAGCAACTGGGTGGCGGCGTGGCGGCGGCTCATCAGTGCTCTCCCGTGGTTTCGATCTGGCGCATCACGCTGGCGGCAGCCAGTTGCGCGAACGACGAGAAACCGATGGCCGTCTTGCCTGCGACGTTCCCGCCCTGGTAGACCGCCTTGCATGCGTCGGGGTCGCCGATCAGTGCAGGACGCGGCAGCTTCAGGCCCTTCTTCTCGTACTCGTAATCCGGCGAGCGGTCGCCAGCCAGGCGGCGCGGGTACTCGAAAGTGCTGCGGCCCGTGTACGCCTTGTGCGACTCGCAAAAACGGTGCTGCAGGTAGCTCAGTTCCTTGGTTTCGGTGCGGCACACCTTAGGCCAGCCGCCGAGGTCTTCAATCGCTGCATGGATGGCCGGATCGTCGAAGACGACATCGGTGTAGGCGCCGACGCGGCTCATGGCCTCCAGCGCCTTTCCCCATGCCAGCTGCGCGCGAGCGGTGTGCGTGCCTTGCAGGATGCGCACGAGGTCGGCGACCTTCGGCGGGAACTGGCCGTGCTCCGGGTCCTTGGCGTGGCGGTCGAAGGCCTTGGCTACCTGCTCGAAATCGAAGTTCTCGCAGGCGGTCCAGAACAGGCTCTGGGTGAAGTCGGAAACGTCTTGGCGGTAGTACGCCATCACGTCCGCGAACAGGCCGGCAAAGCGGCGGCGGTCAGTGTGCAGCATGGGGTTCTCCTTGGTCGGCCCAGCGGTCGGCGGCTTCGCGGTTGCGCTGCTCGATGGCTTCTTGGCGATTCGGTTTGGCAACGATGGCGCCTGGCGGGAGCGCGGCAGCAAGCCACTCGAGCGGCTGCATCACGCGGGCCTTGGCGCATTCGCGCAGTGCGTCGATGAGGGCAGCATCGCCATGCCCCTTGCGTAGGCCGCCGAGGAAGGATCGGGCCTGCTTCTCGGACGTTCCGGCGTTGGTCAGCAACGTGACCCCGTAGCCGAAGATGATCTCGTCGGGCGACATCGGCGCTTTGGCGCCCGTACCGTCAGGTACGGAATTAAGTCCCTTCTCCTTCTCCTTCCCTTCTCCTTCCCTTGGATCAAGTGACTGAGTCTGTGACAGACCCTGTGACAGAGTCTGTTGAACCTTCCTGATCTCTTCTGTGATGCGCGCTTTCTCGGCGTCTGTCTCGGCTTCCTTGAGATGCTTTTCGAGCGCCCCGATGCGAGCCTTGGCCGTCTTCAGGCGTTGCTTGATCTTGGCTTCGATGGCGGTGTTCACGCCTTCGGCCACCACGGGGTGGTAAAGGCGCCCATCGGTGCAGAGCGCCCAGCCGCGCAGGGCGCCGGCCTTGTGTTTCTTCCACGCCTTCAGGTCGCGCGCGAGTTCGGCAAGGCGACAAAGCTCGATGTCGTCATCCGGCAGGCTGCCTGCTGGCACTTGGTCCCACGACTTCAGCCAGAGCGTGACGCCTGCGCGCCACTCGCCATCGGTTGCTCGAGCATGGAACGACGAGCCGAACAGGCGCGAGCGGAACAGCGGCGTGTGCGGAAAGTCGCGCAGGTCGCAACCTGCGGGCGTCATCGGTGACGGGCAGGGGGTCAAATCGCCTCCCAAGCCCGGAACCCGTTGTACACGGCGCCAGTGGTGCGGATGAGGCCCTTGGCCTGCATCTCGTGCAACCTTCGATCCACCTGAACGATGCTCAGGCCGGTGAAGCGGGAGATGTGCTCGGCAGTGCCGGCGCCTTCGTTGCGCAGCACGGCCAGGATGCGGGCGGCGTGGCTCTGGGCGAACCGGCCGGCGCGCTCAGCTGCAGCGTGGCTCGTTTCGGGGTCGGTTGCTCGAGCGCGCGGCTTGTCGAACATTTCGATGTGCATGTCCATCAGATGCCGCCCTTCTTGAGCGCATGGCGCCTGTGCATGTCCGCCTCCCCCTGCTCCCGGCTCGGAATCGAGATGCCGCGGCTGTAGGGTGTGACAAGACCCTTTGTCCGGTAGAGCGTGGGAGGACGGCAGGGAGGGATGCCGATAGCGTGGGCGATGGTCGGGAAGGGGCACTGGGCGCTGTGCACCCAGTCGGCGGTCGAATCCATGTCGTCGCACATTGCTTGGGTAATGTCGTGGTTCATGCTGCGATCCTCAAATCACGGAACAGACGGCGCTCCACGTCGCGCTCGGCGCGGAGACGGGCGATTTCCTCGCGGGCCAAACGCAGATCGCGTTCGGTCTCGGTTTCGAGCTTGCGCAAGGAAGTGATGTCGTAGCCACGCGAGTGCAGCAGCCAGAGCAAGGGAGCCTCGTTCCCGGCCTTGTCCATGAAGGTGTTCAGGCTGTCCTGCGGGAAGTTGTGCTGGCCCGAGCCCATGATCCGGGACCACTGGGCGCCATCCTTCACCACGCCACCGGGGCCGAGGAATGCCTTGTCATCAAGGCCGCTCAAGGTTTGGCAAAGCTGCAGGGCCTTGGTCATCGACGGCTGGCGCGCGATCAGCGCGGGGTCCACCACCTGCATGTCAGGGCGAGCAGTCAGTTCGTATTGGTTCATCGAAACATCACTCCGCATTTCATTTGTCCCGTCATGACTCGTTGAAATAGTCAAAAAAAAGGACGATTCGTCCCATGGTTCACGTACACACCGCCGCCCTACTCGCACTCGCCGATCTGCTGGTTAGCTCGAGCAATCCAGGTGCTGCCAGCCAGATAGCAAGGCAGCAGGACGAACACGCCCCAGAAGGCGATGAAGGCAAGGAAGAGGTCGTTGTCCATGGCTCAATCCCGCATGACGTAGGCGTCGATCAGGAGCATCAACAAGATCAGCACGCCGCCAACGGAAGTGGCAGCGGCGAGGGCAAGTTCGATGAAGGTCATGGATCACTCCTTGTCGTCACGAGAAACGAGATAAACCAGCCCAGCCACAAACAGAACAATGCCAACCACGTCCAGAAAGACGCGAAGGGCGAAAGGGAAGTTGCTCATGGCCTAGTCCGCGTAGTCGTCGAGCAGAACGTCGATGACCACGTACAGCAGCACTGCAATGGCGACGAAGACGGCGGCAATGGGGATGAGGTCGGCCATGGTTCAGGCCCTCGCCTTCGACTTGGCGCGGCGCTGAACGCGCTTGTGCAAGGTCAGCAACTTGTTGCCGATCTCGAAAGATGGCTCCTTCGTGCGCTTGGTCGCCAAATCGCTGATGGTGGATTGGTGTGCGCCAGCGAAAGACGCGATCTGCGCCTGCGTCATGTCAGCGGCGCGGAGGTCTTGGAGGAGTTCGGGCCAGTTCATGACCGATATTATGGGCCGCCCCATATGGGGTGTCCCATTCATTGTTGCTATGGCGGTGCTAGGTTCCGCGCATGAAAACTATTGGCAATCGCGTCCGGGATCTTCGTAAGGCGAAAGGATTCGCTCGGCAGAGCGATCTAGGGAAACTCGTCGGCGTGGATCAGTCCGTCATCTCCGACATCGAGAACGGCGCCGGCTTCAAAGCCGATGTTCTGATGGCCTTATGCGAACACCTTGATACAACTGCGGAGTACCTCATGCTCGGCGAACAGGCGACCGGTCAGGGTGAGGCTGAAATTCTTACCCTTTATCGCAAAACTAATGATGAAGGCCGCATTGCCATGATCGTTACGGCGCGCGGGCTGCGAGCCGCCTACCCGCGAGTGGAAAACGTTTCCACGTCTTTACAAAAAATGGGAGAAATGCCCATACGCGACGTAGTACGGACTGATACATTGGTTGCAAATAAAAGAAAACACCTCGAACTAGACATACCTGGCACTTCAGAAAAGAAGGGCTCGAAAAGTGACCAACGCAGTACCGATACAAAGCCAAAACCACCTCAGCGTGGCAAACACTCTGCGCCTCCTGCTTCGACGCGCAGAACAGGGAGAACTTGATGGATTCATCTATCTGGCCTCCAGCCGTGAAGGCGCCGACAAGATCGGGTTGTGCGGCCGATACGCCGAAGACCTCGACTTGGCGGTGTCATCCGCTGCCGCCGGCTTCAACTGCCTGCTTGGGCACAAGGTCTGCGTCGAGCGGGAAACGCTTCCTAAGCGCCTTCGCAAAGAAAGCCCGAGCGCTCAGGCATGCAGTATTGTTGTCCGCTCTATGCGCAAGTAACTTCGCGGCGGCCCAGCCGCAGGCACCAGCCTTCCTGAGCGCGTCCTCGTTGGCGCTCTCGTGCGCACGCGTGACCGGCGACCAGGCGCCGCGGAACGATGCCGAGGCTACGTGCGTCGTGCGGATGATTTCCTTCCTTGATGGCTGGCGCGCGGGCGCCTACCAGGGTGTATTCACTGCGCTGGTCCATGATTCCCCGGTCTTCCTGCAAGGCGTCGAACCATTCACTCGCCGGGTTGAATGGATTCTCCCGATGGCGCGCTGCCTACCAGCTCAAGCCACCATCCTGCAGGTGATCCCGGCGTACCTCGACTACATGGCGATGCACCCGGAGCGCGCGCAAGAGAAGTACGACACCGTTCTCCCGGACGCGATCAAAACGCTCTGCAAGTAAGCCTTTCTGACGAGCCCGCCGCGTGCGGGCTTCTCTGCGTCTGCGCCATAGCCTCCCTCTATCGAATGCGCAGAATCCGTTGAAACAATTGCGGTAAATCTATGGGTTGACCCATTGTTCATTTGTATGGGACGGCCCATACTTCATTCACTCGCCAACCAACCCGGAGCAGTGAATGCCAACTAAGAAGCCCTCCATCGAAAAGCCGCTGACGCCGCGGCTGCAAAACGAACTGACTGTGTACGCCGGCCTGATCGCTGGCACTGCTGCACAGGTGCTGAACGCTGACAACGGCGAGGTGTACACCAAGCTCGCCGACGAGGCCACGCACGCCTATGACGTGTTTCTCAAGGCTCATGGGGTGGCTGGGGGTGCGGCATGAAGGCGTTCTTCATCACCCAAGGCAAAGGGTTCGGGATCACGTTCCCGAACGGCTGGGGCATCAGCGTTCAGTTCGGCTATGGCAACTACTGCGACAACTACAGCGCCTATCGCGAACCCGGCGAATCCACCGACGCACACCACGCTCGGCTCGGCGCCATGGGAAGCAACAACGCCGAGTGCGCTGTGTTCAACGACAAGGGCGACATGGTCGCTCTGCCTGAAGAGTTCGGCGGCCAGGAGGTCACGAACCGCAGTGACGCGGCGCAGGTTCTGGCGCTGATGAACTGGGCGGCATCACAGCCTGCGGAGGCGTCGTCATGACCACCACCCGCCACGAACTGAGCCTAGAGCAAGAGGCCATCTATGACGGCCGCTTCCAACCTCGCCTACCGCCTCCGACTCGTGAAGAACTGGCGCAGGCAGAGCGGATTCGTGAACTGCTTGGCGATTGCGCTGGGCTTACTTTGGAGCAAGCGAAATGATCATGCATACGCCAGCGCCTTGGCGCGTAGATGCGCACATGAACGTGATGCACCGCGATGGGATGGTCGCCTTCCCATGCATTTCTGGAGGCTTCCCGCAAGAAGCGAACGCTCGCCTGATCGCCTCGGCCCCTGATCTGCTTGCGGCAGTCGAATCCGAGTACATCTTTCTTGCCGACATTCACAACGAATGGCCGGGGCGTCACTCGGCTGACGGCCAGCAAAAGCTCTGCCGACTGCGTGACCTGATCTGCAAGGCAACTGGCCGTGAAGCGCAAGAAGTGCAGGATGACTACGGCAATCGGAACTTTGCCAAGGCAGAGGGGAAAGCAGCATGAACGCCTTCCCCAACATCGAGCGCCGGGATTCTGCCCCCGCCTATCTCGACCGCACCTTCGACGCCGCAGACGACCAGTACCGCGACGACTACGACGCAGCCCTGCGCCGCCACCGCCGCACCTTCAACGCCATGGAACTGGGCGACCTGTGCTGCGACAACGCGCTGTTGTCTGCTGTTCGCTCTGGTGATGCTGCGCTGATCGGCAATGTGCTGCTCGGCATGTACGAAACGAAGCTGCGCGAACTGGCGGCTTGGGCTGCGGAGGCTTGAGATGAACTTTTTGACCACCCCGCTTAGCTACACCCGCGACCAGCGCACCTCCCGCGATGTTTGCCGGGATGCCGTCGCCATCGAAGGCTTTGCAACTCGCAAGCCGATTCCTACCTGGCAGCGCGTGATGTACGTGGTTGCCGCGTTCGCTCTGATCGTCATCTGGAGAACTGCATGACCCACCCCGAATACGAAGACGGCGCTTATCTGTTCTCTCCGGTGTCAGACAACCGCCCTGCACGCTTCTGGCCGATCTGCGTTGCTGTCGTGGCTCCGCTGGTTGTGGCGCTGGGGATTCATCTTCTTTTTCGCTGAGAACCATCATGAGCAAAACACACTGGAAGCGCTTGATGAACCCCGATTACATCGGCGCGTATTCCCTGCCCGAAGGCGAAGACCTGACCGTGACCATTGACTACGTGGTGCGCGAGCAGATCACTGGCACGGGCGGCAAGAAGGAAGAGTGCACCGTTGCCCACCTCGTGAAGAACAAGCCGTTCATCCTGAATGCCACGAACAGCAAGACCATCGCCAAGCTGTACGGCGTCTACATCGAGGACTGGGCCGGTAAGAAGATCACGCTGTACGCCACGACAACCCGCATGGGCGGCGAGACGGTCGAGTGTCTGCGCATCCGTCCGCAAGTCGCCGAGCGCCGCAAACAGCCGATCACCGACGCCCGCCTTGATGCGGCTTTGAAGCAGATCGAGGCCGGCGCGTACACCTCGGAGAAGCTGCGCGGCGGGTTCGACCTGACGCCAGAGCAGGACGCCAAGCTGGTTGAACTGCTGTCGAACCTCGCCAACCGCATCGAGCACTCGGAGGTTGCCACAGCATGACGCCATTCAAGTTCCGCGCGTCGGCAATCAGCCGGATCATGACCGAGGCGAAGGCCAAGGACGAGCCGCTGTCTGTCGGCGCAAAGACCGAACTCGAGAAGATCGCCAAGGAGTTCGTCTACGGCTACACCGACGAGGTTTCGAGCAAGTACACCGACAAGGGCCTGCAAGTCGAAGCCCAGTCCCTGGAGCTCTACAACTCCGTTTTCTTCACCGACTACGTGAAGAACACCGAGCGCAAGACCAATGACTGGGTGACAGGCGAATGCGACATTTTCACGGGCGACAAGATCATCGATCTGAAATCGTCGTGGTCGCTGCCGACCTTCCCGGTGACTGCCGCGGCGGGCCGTGACAAGGACTATGAATGGCAAGGGCGCACGTACATGTGGCTCTGGGATGTTGACCAGTTCGAAATCGCCTACTGCATGGTCAGCACGCCCCAAGAACTGATCGGCTACGAGCGCGAGGAAATCCATGACGTGGAGCACATCAACCCGCTCTTGCGCGTCACCCGCGTTCCGTACACGCGCGACAAGGCTCTGGAAGACCGGATCAAGTTCAAGGTCGAGTCGGCCAACGCCTACCTCGAAACCCTCATCAAGCAAATCGCCGACGAGCACGCCGGATAAGGACCCGCTATGACCACCCACGCCATCTGTGACGCCTGCGAGTGCGTCTCTCATTGCAGCAAGAACGGCTGCGTTCCGCTCACACCCATCTTCCGCGCTCCCTCTGTTGGGTGCTCTGGGGAGACGGTAGAGCGCGAATTGCTGGCCGAGGTTGAGGCGCAGTACATCGAACTCGCCGACATCCACAACGACTGGCCGGGCCGACACACGATGAAGGGTCAGCAGAAGCTCTGCCGCCTCCGCGACCTGATCTGCAAAGCGACTGGGCGCGAAGCTCGGGACGTGCAGGACGACTACTCCAATCGCAGCCTCGTCGCTACTGGAGAGACATCGTGAGCGGGCTCGGCTGCAACTACGAAGCGCCCACGTTCGGCGCGCACTACCCGGACGGCACCTGCATCGACGGCTACATGTGGGACTTGGATTCCTGCGATGAGCCGGGCGGCTCGCTGTCCAGTGGCGGCGACATTCCTTGCCCGTGGTGCAACACCGCCGAGCACATCTACTGGGACGACAAGGAGTTCACCGGCAATGCTCATCAGCGCCGGGTCGCTCGTCGCGCCCTCATTGTCAAGGTCCGCGAATGGGCCGAAGCGCGTTCCTCGTTCCCGCCCGACTACTCAGGAGCCACTCCATGACCACCGCACCTGTTGGATGCTTGGATGGCGAGCAGGCCATTCGTGATGCGCTTGCTGACTTCCCTGACGGCTGGGAGTCTGCTTTCATCGAAGCGAGAGAAACAGAGTGGGGTGGTGTTGTGCATATCGGCCATCCGTGGGAAGACGAAGGACTGGCGGAAGTCATCACGGTAGACACCGAGAACTACAGCGACAGCCCCGCTGCGATGAAGATCGCCGCCTTCATCGTCGCCGCGAATCCAAAGAGCATCGCCGGCATAGTCGCCGAACTCGACCGTCTCCGCTCCGCCAGCAGGCAGGAGGGCGAGGCTTCTGCACTGAATGCGTGTCTGGCGGCCTGTGATCGGGTCATCGAGTACGGCGGCATCTTCGAGGGCATCGACTTTCACACGCTGAAGAAAGGCATTGAGCGCGCCCTCTCCGCCTCCGAGATGAGAGAGGCCGATGGGTGGCAGTTCGTGCCAACGACGCCGACCGATGCAATGACGTTTGCAGGCCAGCAGGCGCGATACCCGGTCACGAACAGCATCACCGTGATCTACCGCGCAATGCTCGCCGCAGCACCCCACCAATCCCAAGAAGCCCAAGGAGATAGACATGGCGGATGACAAGACCGAACGCGAGTGGCACGAGTTCTGCCGGCCCTTCGTCTACCTGAACGGCTCGCACGAGATGCCGAACTACCCTGCGTTCTGCCGGGCTGTGCTGCCTCTTGCCTCCCATACTGGCGAAGCCGAGCCGAGCCAAATCTACTGGCACAACCCGCAGAACGGCCAAGTCTGGAGCGATACCGATGTGCGCTTCCATTGCAAAGACACTACCGGCTGGTCGCGTGTCGTCATTCCTTCTACCCCTCCCGCCGTGATACCCCGCGTCACCGCTGCGATGGTCGAACAGCAGCGGCAAATAGCGGCCGACGCCGAATCGATCGGCAAGAATCTCGACGCAATCCGAGGCCAACTCGCCGCAACACCGGTAGCGCTGGGTGAGGTGACGGATGAGCAGATCCGCGCATCAGCTTACGAACACTGCTTCAAGGCTTCAGAGATGGCGACACAGGGCGAACAACTTTACATGTTTGATCTAGCCAGGATTAAGCGTCTTTGCGCCGCCCTCTCCCATCCCGCGCCAGCGGTCGAGTGCCGAGACTGCTGCGGTACAGGGATTGATGGTGACTGTGGCTCCGATGGGCGAACCATAGATATTGAGTGCGGCGCCTGCAATGGAACTGGGCGCACTCGCGATTCTTGGCAAGTAGCCATCGAGCGTCTGGAGCGGGTGTTTCAGAAGTCAGTAGTGGGCATGGTCCCGGCGGAATACGCCACCGGCTACACCGAAGCGCTTAGCCATGTACGCCGCGCCCTCGCAGCCACCCCTGCCGCCGCGATACCGGCCGCTCCGAGCGAGGCGGCGGGCCGCAGTCTTGATGAACTACTGTCGTTGGCGGAAATCGTTGGTGTCACAACGGCGCGCCGCACCATCTGGCCGCCAACTTTCCGCAAGTCAATCGACTTCACGCCCGAGCAGCTTGAGCGGTTTGCTGCCGCCCTCACCCAGCCCACCACCGTGCAGCAGGCCTGGGCGCTCGAAGATGACCCGTACTACAACCTGCTCGGTGTTATCGCCGATGCAAAGTCCGGCAACTTCAACGCGGTGTGCATCGAAACATTGGAGCGCATTGCTGTCCAACTCAAGACCGCGCCCACTGCTGTACCAGGGGATGCGGGATGAGCGCCGAACTGTCGCCATTCGAGCGCGCCCAGGTCGCCGAGATCCTGGACCGCCGCGCAAATGAGATCGCCGGCTTCAGCGACGAGTACCGCAAGGACCCGAAGCACCACGGCAGCGTGGAGCTTGCCTTGACGCGGGAGATCGCTCGCCTACGTCGGCTCGCCGACCGGGTGAACCCGTCACCAGAAGAAGAGGACGACCCGGAATGACCACCGAACAAAAGGCCGCCCTGGCTATCGATGCTGCCCTGGTGGCGGCAAAGGGGGCGAAGTGAGCCCACTACGCGAAGATTTTGAGGCGTTGGCCGGCCTTCACGGCATCGACACCGCGCCGTTCCTGCTGCCAGCGAACATCTACGCTTCGCAGGAAGCGCGCATGCTCTGGCTGTTCTACCAAGCGGCAACAGAACGCGCCGCCAAGGTGGTGGAGTCCGGCGCACCACCACGCAAGATGGAAGGCGGGCGAGTCGAGATCGGCGAAGGCGCACGAATGGCATTTGCTGCTGCCATCAGGGGCGCTTCGGGGCAAGAGGGGGGTGGTGCGACATGAAGGTCACACTTACCGATTGGGCCGCCCGGCACTTCGAGCGCCCACCCGTCGAGAATACGCTTCGCATCTGGGCGCGGCAGGGGCGGATTGTCCCTACTCCGATCAAGATCGGGCGCACCTACTATGTCGAACCGAACGCCCAACATATCACCGAGGTTGTCCAATCCGGCAGCCTTCTTTCCAGACTGCGAGCAGCGTAATGGCAGCACGTCCACGAGCCCGGCCGCGCCGGGATTGGCCTACCGGCCTGCATGAATCGCGCCCGGGCTATTTCGTGTGGTTCAACCCGCTCACGAAGAAGTACGTCGCCATCGGCCGGAAGTCGCTGGCTGACGCTCGCCTGCAAGCCATCGAGGCCAATCTGTGGGCCTCCGAGCAACTTGGCAAAGCTCGCCTGATCGACAGGCTGCAACAGAAGGACAAGACAGTTCGAGCATGGCTTGAAGAGTGGCTTGGAGAGTTGACCCTGGCCAAGAACACCCTGAAAAGCTACAGGTCGAAGTCGAAGGCCATCATCGAAGAGATGGGCGACCTCGCGCTGGGCCGACTGACGGTGAAGGACACAGCCAAGGCGCTGGACGAAATCAAGAAGAAGCGCGGGGCACCCACGGCTCAGGTAGCCCGGGCGGTCCTGATTTCAGCCTTTGGCAACGCAGTCACCAAGGGCCACATGGAAACCAATCCGGCTTTGGTGACTGAGGCGAAAAGCACGCCTGTCGTTCGCCAGCGCTTCACGGCCGCCACTTTCGAGAAGGTCTGGTCGGTGCTGCAAGATGGGCCGCCGTGGCTCCGAAATGCAACGCTGCTGGCGATGATCACGGGGTTGCGCCGCGAAGACATTGCAGGGCTGAAGTTCACCGATGTGGCGGATGACTACCTGCTGGTTGCGCCGAAGAAATCACAGGGCATCGTGAAGATCGCCATCCCCCTCGCGCTCTACTCGGAAGCGATGAAGATGAGCCTGAAGGATGCCGTCGCCGTGTGCCGCAGAACCGGCGTCGTCAGCCAGTACATGGTTCACCAGACCGAGCACACGGGCCGAAGCTCGCCGGGACAAAGAATGTCCCTCAGCACCGTCACCATGCGATTTTCTGAATATGTCGCAAAGGCGCTGGGCGAAGGCGAGAACCTGCCGACCTTCCACGAGCTGCGCAGCCTCTGCAAGCGCTCGTATCAGGCACAGGGCGGCGTGGATACCAAGGCATTGCTCGGCCACTTGGCAGACAGTTCCGCGGACCTCTACGCCAACAACCGCGGGGCCGAGTTCAAGAAGGTGAAAATCGGGTGAGTTCCTACCGATTTCCTACCGAATTCCTACCGCCTCTAGCATCTATGCGGGTTTCCGGGTGATGGGAAATACTGCCCGAGAATATCACCTAAAACAGCCTAAGTTGTTGATTCTGTTAATGAAATGGCTAATTTCGAGGGATCAAAAAGCAAGCCCAAACAATGCATTGCGACTCAATGAAATCAAACACTTACGTGCGCATTCCTACCGCACGAATCTGAGGCCAACTGGCCACCCCCTGGCGCGGGCTGCGCGTCGGTATATCTGAAAAAGGAAACCTATGCCAAAAGTGACTGTTGATGGCGTCTTGTACGTCCAAGCCCCCGACCAGACCGGCGACGTGTCGGCGGCCGACTTCATTTTCTTCTGCTCGGATCTCGACCAGGACATTTCCATCAAGGGCTACCTGAAGAAGTTGCTCGAGACGGTATGGTCAGAAGGCGAGTCGTTTAGCGGAAAGCGGCCATTCGGGAACAGCGGGTGGGAGTACGACCTGTACACGCCCCTTGTCGCTGGCGGCTTTGTAGAAGGTGAACTGGACGCTGACGGATGCATCAAAACCGTGGACAAAGTCGCTGCCGACACGATGATCTTCGACATCATCACCAGTCTGTGACCGCCCCCACCCCAGCCAACCCAACAGGAGACAGAGGGATGACCTTGACTGGCAAAGAACTTGGGTTGCTGCCATGCCCGTTCTGTGGCAAACGCCACGATGGCGATCTGACCGACACGCTCTACCCGAACGGCACATTCTGGCGCCAGGAGGACTGGGGGCGGGTGTATTCCTCTCGCAAGGGGCGCAGACCCGGTGACCAATGGTGCATGGCGATGCACTGCACCGGGTGCAACGGCGGATGCGGCGCTGAGATTTCGGCCGATACCCTGGAAGAGGTTGTCGCCAAGTGGAACCGCCGCGCAGCCGCTGCAATGGCTGGCTAACCCTCACTCAGCGAGTCAGCGCGTCGTATTGGGAATAGCACGCCCCAAGGGCAGCGCGTAGTTGGTCGGCTCTGGCAGCTTCCCGGACAAGAAATCCCGCATCCTCGGCATAAATTCCGGCCCCAGTTCCTGCTTTCCCATCGCCGGAGGCCGCGGGCATTGCACCTGTGGGGCGCTGGGGACGGTTGCGCAGCTCGCCAAGAGCATCGTCAAGGCGAGCGTGAATGTTGAGCAGAGCTTCATCTTTGGCCTTTGCGGATTGGGTGGCGGCGTCCTGCCAGGATTGTTCTTTTGTGCGGTTCGCGCGCTCGGCAATGCTGGCGACCTCGGCCGCGGCGGCGCGCTGGTCCGCGGCGTCTTGCTTCAGCCCAGCCACGCGCACGGTCTGAAGGCCAAGCAGCGCCAGAAGGACCGCCATGACAGCGAGTTTCCAGTTGGTGAGGAACCAGGCAATCACGCCATGGCCCTGAGGTTCGACGCCAGCCGGCGCGCCCAGCCGCGGCCGAACATGCCCCAAGTGGTCAGGTTGGTCATGAACAGAAGGCGGATGCCGGTGTACGCTGCCGCGGCGCTGGCGCCATCGAGCCGCGCAACTGCTGCCAGCGTGACCGGGCCGAGCGCGCCGTCTTGGTCCACGCCGGCCAGGCTCTGCAGCCACATGACGGCTTGCTTGACGCCACTATTCACGGCTGCGTCGAACACCTCGAAGCGCAGCGCTTCGGGCAGCTTGTCGGCCTGGATGGCATCCCAGTACTGCTTGCGGTAGATGGCCTTCGCCGTCTCGCGCGGCAGGGCGCGCATGGAGCCGTTGTAGCCGTTTGATCGAGCAACGCGCTCGGTGACGCCCCACATCGTCTCGCCCCCGGGATCGGAGGGGCTGTTCGCATAGCCCCCTTCGTGGCCGATGAGCCGGTCAAAAGCTGTGTCGAAGTTCATCAATGCCCCTTGTCAGCGCCGCCGCCAGGAACCCGTTCCCAGTGCTTCCAGAACACCGCGCACACGTAGAAGGCCAGCGCGAGCGAGATGAACAGACCGCCGTTGGACACCCAGCCGGCCTGCACGATGCGGCAGCCGGTGCCCACGGCGCCGATGGAGATGGCAGCCAGGCCGATGCGCTCGGTCAGGGTGTCGTTGATCCGTTTCGAGAAGACGGCCAGGGTCGCGCCGGCTGCGGTGATGAACCAGCAGAGAACGGAAATGGCCGCGTGCACTGTGATGAAGATGCTTTCCATGATCAAACGCCTGCCCTTTTCTTGAGCCAGTCGATGACGATCTGCCAGACGCCGGCAATGGGGGTGGTTTGAACCCACTCCCAGAGACGTGAGGCAATAGCCATCCCGAAGAGACCCAACAGGAAGCCGCCCAGGCCCTCAGGGATGCCGACGCGGGTAGAGACGTAGGGCGCTGCGTAAAAGCTGATCAGCGCACCACAGATGGCGGTACTGACGCGCTGCGGCCAAGAGCCCTGCAGGAAGTGCATCGACACCAGCGAGCCGGCCACGCCGGCGAGTTTGGCCGCCACGACATCGAAATCAGGGAGTGCCATGTTTCCTCACCCACGCTGCAAACATCGGATCAGCAAGGTGCTGCTGCCACTCGGGCTCTTCGATCTGCCCGGCCCGGTAGCACTGAAGGAGCAAGGTGAACATCTCAGTGCCCCTTTGCGATGAACTGGGCGCGCACTGACACCGCGCCAGGATTTGGCCGAACTGAAAAGTTGATGACAGATGCAGTCGATGCCGCGTGGTTCACCGAGAACACCGCGGAACCTGATGCGGTCGGGTCGCCGTTGCAAATAACGGCGGTAAACATGGCGTTGGGGAATGGCTCTGGCAGGGTGATGTTTGCATCGCCGCTGCCGTTCAGTGTGACCACGGCAGAGCCCCATTGCTCGGTGATGCCTTTCCCCGAGGTTTCCAGCCCAGACCCTGAGCGCAACGCGCGGGCGCCGCCGTTGGTCGTCCCGGAAACCTGCACCTCGATGTTGACGTCACGGAACGTGTTCATCTCGCCGGCTCGGGTCAAGATGCAATCGCCGTTCACACCGTTGCTGCCGATGATGACGCCGGTTCCGTTCAGGTCCACGAACGTGCAGCCGTCGATGCTGCACCGGTCTGCGCTCAGAAATGCCACCCCGTTCTGAGCCACCGTGAACGGCGCTGGTTTGCCGGAGATGTAGCAGCCCTGGATCTGCGAGTAGTGAACCCGGTCGAGCGCGACTACCGAGCCGGCCTTGAACGTCCCGCTGAATAGGTTTGCGACCTGCACGTAGCAGTTCGTCATGCCAAAGGTCGTGCTGCCCAAGGCTGATGCGTCGTATTGAATCGCCGCCGTCTCGCCGTTCACGTGGCCGTTGGAGAGGCGCAGCGCATGCACTGGCCCGCCGCGCGCGAAGATCCCGCGGTCACACCCAACCAGTTCGAAGTCGCTGAGGTACAGCCCTTCGATGGTGTACGCGCCAGCCGTGTTGTTGTGGATGTCGATGCCGGTTTCAACCCACGTGACTGCGAGATCGTTGAAGAAGAACGCAGTGTTCGGGCCGTTGGTCGCCTCGATGTGAATGCCCCGCGTACCTGCTACGCCCTGCTTGCCGATGATGCAAAGCTTGCTGGATTGCACGGAGCCGGTGTTGACCATTCGAAGGCCGGTCGTCCAGTAGTACAGGGAGGCGCCGAAGTAGTCATCCCCGCGGATGTCCACGTTATCGAGTGAAATCGAATTGATGCCGGTGTATACGAAGCCAGAGGCGGCGATTGTGTAGGTCAACAGCAGCGCCACACCAGCGCTTGCAACGCCAGCAGAAAGCGTCAGGTCGCGGATCGCGAAGGGAAAGCGATTCGCTCCACCGAGGCCGGTGTTCGAAACAATCGAAATGCCCGCGGCAACCGCCGAGGTCCATAGCAGCTTCGTTCCGCTCTTTCCGGCTCCAACCAAGGCGAAGCTCTTGTTCGTGACCGTCAGGCCCGCGGTCAGCTTGTAGGTGCCGCTCGGGACGAAGACATTGTTCGCCGCATTGAAGGCGGCCTGGAATGCTGCGGTGTCGTCGGCCACGCCATCGCCCACGGCCCCGAAGTCCTTGACGCTCACGAACTCGCGCAGCTTGTTCGAAAGGCTCCGGCCTACGCCGCCTGTGGCGTTGATCTTGTACCCGAGCAGCGCCGTCCCTTTGGCCGCATCCGACAGGCTTTCGATGCCGTTGAACTGCGCGCCAATCGAGCCGGGCGCATAGGTCAGCGCGCCGTTGTAGCCCACCATGGCGGCGCCCTGGAACAGGGTCGAGGCACTCGCCAGTGCCAGAGTCAGCCCAGTTGCATCGCCGGAAACCGTGGGGGCGAGAACGATGTCCCCCTCGGCATCGAAGCCGAGCACGTTGAGCGCGCGCAAGGCGGCAACAGGGAGGAAGCCGTCCGATGCGTCACCCGGGGGGAATCGCAGCGCGTTGGCAACCGCAATGCCGCTGTCCTGGATCATCATCACCAGCCGGTCGAAGTCGCGGTTCACCGTGGGCGACTGGAAATCCCCTGAATACTGATAGTCGGTGTCGCGCTTGATCGCGACCTGTCGCAGCAGGGCCACGCTCGACAGCGAGGCGGGCGGCGCGGTGAAGATGACATTGCCGCCCGACACCTCGTCCAGGCCCGTCACGGTGTAGTCGATGCCCAGGGTCTTCACCACGTTGTCCACCGTCACCGTCAGGTCGGACTCGTCGTACAGGAGGAAGGTGTAGGGGAAGGTTGTGGTGACACCGTTCCCAATGTGGTTGGAAACCGGTGTTTGGGCGGGAACAGTCATTAGGCCTCCAGCGTGACTTCATGGACGCCAGAATCTGGCCGCCACATTGCACCGCGTGCCTCTGCCGGAATCCCGGCGAGTTGACCGTTTCCAATTCGTACGGGGTTGGCGCGGATCGCGCGCGCGCCAGAGTCGAGGTAATCGTCCGGCTGTTCTTTGACGGCCGGGTTCCAGTCCTTCATTTGGTCCCACAGCGGGCCGTCGAGCACATCGACGTGCGCCCACAGCAGGCCAATGGACATCGGAGCCTCGAAGGCATCGAGAATGTCCTTGTTCTTGTTCGTGCTGGCGTGGTCCTCGACGACGCCGCACACGATTGCGGGCAGGGGTTTCTTGCCGCCCTGCCCTTTGAGGTGCTTGCGCAGGATCGGCGGGACGAACCCACCCGGCCCGTTGGTTTCGACGGTAACGCTCGGGATGTGGTACTCGAGAACTAGGTTCCGCACCTGGTTGCACTGCTCGTCGATGTCGCCGGTCAGGCCAACGGCGAACTGCCAGTAGAGCCGGCCGGCTGCATCGCTGTACACCAGCGAGATCGCGGAGGCGTCAGCATCCACCTTGCCCAGCGCGCAGTCCCACCGGCACGCGGCGCTAATGATCCGCACATTGCCGAGCGTGAGCACGGCCTGCCGGTTCGCGGTGGCGAGCTTGGGCTTGAGGTCGTAGGGAATGATCCGCTCGGGGTCGAGCCGGACTTCACCGATTGGTTTGCTGTGGAGCTGGTACTGGCTGTCCCATTCGTTGATCGTGCGGGTTTCGCGGCGGCGCTTCTCCAACTCGGCACGATTGAAGCGGTCCGGCCAGGAGCACCCGGCGTAGCAGTCGATCATCCCCTCGGGTAGCGCGGCGAAGCGGATCTTCGCGCCCTCCACCCAATAATCCACGCCCGGCGCCATCAAGCGCGCGCCTTTGCCGATGCCGATGAACACGTACTCGGGCGCAAAGCCGGCGTCGATCACTATCACGGCCTTCTCCGTGCGGTGCTCCTGCGCGAACATGCGGATGGTCAGGCAGTCGGCCCCGAGCTTTTCCTGCTCGTCATAGAGGCTGTCGTGCGTGTGCGGCGTGCCGACATAGAGCTTCCGTCCGCCGGGGACCAGAATGTGGGTCTGCTCGCCAAGGCGGTAGCGCAGCTTCTCGCGCGCCTCGGGGTTGCCGATGTTGCGGGGCACCTCCACGTCATCGTTCTGGCATTCGTCCGCTCGAGCGGAGGTGACGTTGGAAAGGATGCCGCGGGCGTACATGCTCGCGTTGCGCGCGTCGGTCGCGCCATTCACCCACCACTGCTCCACCGGCCCCGGCTTGTCGGGCAGCATGCCCTTCGTGAGCGGGTGCTTGCGGAGGATGTGCTGAACGTTCCGGCTCGACTTGTACGCCGTGGGGTCGGCCTCCGACTGCAGCAGGATGCGATAGGTCGGGTCGTCGTAATAGCGCCAGGCGTTGTACAGGTCCAGGATGGTGGACTTGCCGAAGCCACGGAAGCACCGCAGCACCGCCAGCAGGCCGCGATGCTCGAGCCAGTGCACCACGCGCCAGTGCACATCGGGCACGTCCCATTGCCGCTCCTCGGCCCAGATGGCGAAGAACGTACCGAAGTTGACCTTGCGGCTCATTCGGCTCCGGTCTTGGCCTTCGACAGCACGCGGTTCATTGCCGAGGTCGCGCGCTTCTCGGCCTCGCGGATCTGGCGGTCGAGGTCGGAGTCTCGCTCGGCCTGCTCTGCATCGTCGTCAATCGCCCGGTCCTGTGATGCCTTGGTCACATCCATGACGTACCGCAGCACGCCACCGGTTGCCATCGCGTTCTGCTTGTCCCATTTGCGGTCCCCGCGCTCCTCGCGCGTGAGATCGACTGGCAGCTTGCCGGCGCCGCTCCAGTTGGCCGGATCGGCTTCCTGCAGGAACACATCGGCGAGCTTTTCGGACAGCTCGGCGAGCATGATTTTCTGGTCTTCCCTCATTGCCCCACCGCCTTTGCCATGTCGGGCGCGCGTTCCGGGGCGCCTGTGCCGGGCTTCCACCAATAATCCTGGCCGAAGTCTTTCTTCGCACGCTGCTGCATCTTCCCGAGGTAACCAGGGGAAAGGTTCTCCTGCAAGGCGTGCATGCCGGCGTGGTCGATAGCGGCCTTGGCATACCAGATGCCGGTGTACGGGAGGTTCGCGCGGCCCCACTGCACCGCCTCTGCTGCAGCGTGCGTGGGCTTGCCCTTCGCGGCCTTGTAGGCATTGGTGAGCGTCTTGGTTGCCAGTTCGCCCACGGCGCCGATGGCCGGCCCGGCAGCAGTCTTGGTCAGGTTGCCGAGCGAGTCGCCGGGCTGGTCGGTCGGGTCGTTCAGCAGGAAGTCGCCGACGATGGAAAGGCCACCACCCTGCGCAACCGACTTGGCCCAGAACTTGCCAGCGTGTGGGCCTTGCATGTCGATGGGGTCTTTGCCGGACACGATCTGCTTAGCCTGCAGCGCGATGGCGCCAAGCGCGGTTGTGGTCAGCATCAGCGCACCGGCATAGACGACACGATTCCCAAGCGCGGGCGCGCTGTTGTCGGACACCTGGGGCGTCTCGAGCATCCGACGCCAGTGGCGCGACACCATGGCGATGGGGAAGCTCTTGAACTGCATGACGCTGCGCGCCAGTTCCCCGCGCACAGTGCCGCGCTGCGTGGCGCCGCCAGACGCAATGGTCTTGGTGGCGAGGTCGGGGTTCAGCACCGCGAATTCGCTCTCGTCCTGGATCAGCCCGAGCACCTTGGCGACAACCTCGTTTGAGCGCTCGTCGCCAGTGGCGCGGATGGCCTCGGGGGTCAGGTGGTCCTTGCCGCCGAACGGGGTCAGTTCCGCCTTGCTGATGACGGACCAATCCGATTCCGTGATGCCCCGGCGCTCCATCAGCGTGCGGTCCCACTCAGTCAGCTTGCCCCATTCGGTTTTCGACATGCGGGCCATGCCCTGCATCATCGTGAGCGAGAACGCGCGCCGGAGCGTGTCGGTCCAGGCGTTCATGAGGGACAGCTTCATGGTGCTGTTGGCGAGCCGGCCGCTCCACGTCTGGCGGATGTTGTCGCCCGTCCAGCGGTTCATGTCGCCGATCATCGATTCCGCAATGATCCCGTGCGTGGTCATGAAGTCGCGCGCGTCCTTGCTCGCGGCGCTCTTGCCGATGTTGGAGACGGCATCCCAGTACGACAGCTTGTTGTAGCCGGTGGTCGTGACGAAGGTTCCGAGGTCGGTGATGCTGGAGATCACCGCCGAACCGAGCTTGCCGAAGGTTTGGATGTTCCGCGCGTCGGTGCCGAGTTGCGCGAGCTTGGCGCTCTGCGGCGTGCCGGCCGTGCCGTTCAACTGGTCCCAGTAGCTCTGCGGGCGCAGGCCGAAGTCGCGCTTGACCCCACCGTCCGCACGGTCGGCCAGGTCGAATTGCATCCGCATCTGCGCGTTAGGGTTCGGGCCGTACCGCTCGATGAGCCCGATGTCGCGCGCCATGCGGCCCACGTGCCCGATCACCGCGTCGTACATGCTGCCGGTGCCGAAGTCCTTCATGTAGGCCATGTAGCTGTCGGCGTCCTTGAAGTGGATCTGGCGCGACTCGCTGCCGGCGTTGGCCTTGGCGCCGGTCCCGGCGAACACGCCAGGCTCGCGCTTGTTCGCGCCGTCGCTGGCGATGGTTTCCCACGCGCGGGCGAGCACACCCTGCAGTTCGGCATCACCCATGCGGGAGCCGTCCTCCAGCACGTAGCGCGAGCGGTCGAGCAGCGGCATGATCTTGTCCACCCAGGCGCCACGGCCCGTGGCGATGCCGTCGCCGCGCACCTTGCCGGCGTCGTGCGGCTGCGGGATGTAGCCGTATTCCAGCCGGCCCACGTCGCCCCCGGCGCTGTTGAAGCGCTGGCGCAAGTTCTCGATCACCTTCAGGTAAGCCTTCGCGCCCTCGGTAGCGATCTTGTTGCCGGTGCTGCCGTCGCCATTGCGGTAGATCTCGGTCGCCAGGTCGCGCGTCATCACCGGGTTATCGGCGTCGAACAGGAACATCATCACGCGCCGGCCGAACCCCGCACCTTCGCCGGTCTTGGCGGCTTCCATCAGGTTGACCATGTTGCCCACGGCTTCCTGCTTGATGCCGTTGATGTAGTGGCCGGTCTGGTCGATGTCGTTCACAAGCCCTCGGCTGCGGCCCTCCTTGAACTGGGCCATGCCCTCGGTGATGCGGAAATCCGTGGCTGCGGTCTTCAGGATCTGGCGCTGGGCGTTCTCCACCTTCCGGGCGGCTTCGGCCTGAATGGCGGCCATGGCCTCCTGTGCGGCTTCGCTCACGCGCTGGTCGGTGGATTTGGTCTGCCATTCGGGATCGGTGCGCGCAAGCTGGCGCATCGTGGCGCTAATCCGGTCGTCGATGGCTTTCAGTTGGGCGGGAGAAAGTGCGGCCCGGCCCAGCTTTTTTGCCGCTTCCTGCACGGCGGTGACACAATTCGGCTTCACATGCGCTCCTTTTTCCTGTTCGTCGGCGGCCTGGCCGTGATGTTTTCCCTGATCCCGCTGTCGGCCTGGGCGGCGCGTGGGCGCTGGCAGGACGCATGGGAAGCGTCGAAGGCGTACCTGAAGGTCATGGGCCTCATGGTTGGCGCGGCGGCGGTGCTGGCGGTCGTCATGCTCGTGGCCTCAGCTACTTCGTAGGAAGCAATTCGCGGCCACATCCACGAGCGAGCTATCACGCGCCTCGTCGGCCGCTTCCTTCTTCACCTGTTCCAGCAAGTCAGCCGCGCGCACCGGCTTGTCCATACCTTCCAGTTGCACCATGAGGTCGGGGTTCAGTTCGGCCACCTCGGATGCGGCGCGGTCGAGCGCGGCGGTGTCGGGGGTGGTGCTCGATTCGGTCGTTTTTCCTGAATTGATAGCAGGCTCGCCAGCAACGGCGGGGCGGGCCGCTGGCGCCTGGGTGGTGCTCGACTCGCCTGCGGCGGCCAACATTTGCTTGCCGGTGGCGCGCGGCGGCGCTTCCACTGAAGTGCGCACGCGCGGCACGGGCGGCGGCCGGAAGGCTTCGTTCATCGCCAGTGCCAGCCCGCGCGGGGAACTGGCCGGCACATCGAGTGCGGCGCGCTGCTCGCGCAGGCCGGCGATTTCGGTATCGGCCTGGCCTACGGCCTCCGTTGCGCGCTGGGCCCGGGCGTTGTCGTCGAGCAGGCCATTCAGCCGGGCGATCTGGGCGTCGTGCGTCTCCAGTGCGGAGGCGAATTCCTTCCGTGCCGCGGCCTGGGCCTGCTTGT